CGTTGAAGAATGCATTATCTATAAAATAATAAAAAGTGTATAATTGATTTTGATTAGCCGGATTAGCTCAGTGGTAGAGCAACCGCCTTGTAAGCGGTAGGTCGTCAGTTCGAACCCGACATCCGGCACCATTCCTCGATAGCTCAGTTGGTAGAGCAGCAGACTGTTAATCTGTTGGTCGTAGGTTCGAGCCCTACTCGAGGAGCCATTTTTGGAAGTGCCGCCGTAATGGTATGGCAGCGGACTGTAACTCCGCCGACGTAAGTCACAATAGGTTCGATCCCTATCACTTCCACCAAAGATGTATATAATACAAATTGTGTTATAATAAGAAAGAACCCATGCAAGTGCCTCGGAGATTAGGAGAGTCTGGTTAATCCGCTCGGTTTGGGACCGAGAAATCGTAGGTTCGAATCCTACATCTCCGACCATTATTACACGCCTCGCAGCGTAATTCAACGAAAGTTGAACGTGCAAATCGAGTTGACTCTAGTCAATTTTTACGGTGATTACGATAAAATCACGACGGAAGTTCGTAACCGTCACTAACAAAAGCGGGTGTGGCGTAATTGGTAGCCGCACTAGATTTAGGTTCTAGCGTTGAAAGACGTGGGGGTTCGAGTCCCTTCACCCGCACCATACATTTTTATTAAGGAGTATGTTATAATGGCAGCTGTAAAAGGAAAAGAAGTACGCCGCAAGGTGCATAAAGGAACTTGCCAAAATGGTAGTAAAACTGCCAGTGCAAATAAATGTCGTAAAGATCACAAAAAATATCGCGGTCAAGGCCGTTAATTAACAATGCGACTGTGGTGAAATTGGTATACACAACAGACTTAAAATCTGTCGACGCAAGTCATGCCAGTTCGATTCTGGCCAGTCGCACCATTTGGAGAATATAATGAGTTTGAAATTTGTGCCTGACACGACATTTTATATGCGTGTTCGTGATGAGAGTATCGGAGGAGATAATCCTTTCCGATGGGAATTGCAAACAAGTAAAGACTTGTTTTTAAATAAGCGCGTAGTAATCTTTTCACTTCCAGGAGCATTTACTCCTACATGTTCTACATTCCAGGTTCCTGGGTTTGAGGCGGCATACGAGGAGATTCGTTCTCTTGGCATTGACGAAGTTTATGTCGTATCTGTTAATGATGCATTCGTTATGCGTAAATGGATGATCGACCAAAAAGTAGAAAAGCTGAAAGCGCTACCGGATGGTAATGGCGAATTTACTACCGGAATGGGAATGCTTGTTAGCAAAAAGAATCTCGGCTTTGGTTACCGCTCATGGCGTTATGCGGCAGTCATCAAAGATTGCATCGTAGAACGTACGTTTGTGGAACCAGGTATTATGGATCTTGCACCAGGTGATCCATATGGAGAGACACATCCAGATACAGTTGTTAACTATCTAAAAGCTGTAGCAAATCTAGTATAAGATACTGCCGTGTGAAGGCACGGGGAGTCTACGGACTCCCCACCTATACTTCAATAATCCCTGAATTATATTATGAAAAATGTTATAATAATTTTTATTAGTCTTATGATGGCTTCTTGTGCAGTCACTAGATATTCTGTGGATGTTAGATTTCCTTCAGGTAACATAAGTATAAGGTAGATTCCTGCCCTTAGCTCAGTTGGATAGAGCAACAGCCTTCTAAGCTGTGGGTCGGGAGTTCGAACCTCTCAGGGCAGGCCATGCGGGATTAGTTTAATGGGAAAACTGTAGATTTCCAATCTTCCGTTAGGAGTTCGATTCTCCTATCCCGCTCCATTTATAAAAGGTAGAATTATGGGTAAAGCTTTATACCAAGTTACGCAGAGTGAAACTAACAAAGATTTATATTTAGGTATGGATCGTGCAGATGGGCGCGACTACTACCTCGATATGTGGGGTACATATAAATCTAGGTTTGGTACACCAGTAGTAGAAGAGTATGAAGACAAATATATTCTACGTGCAGATCTTGCACCAGGCGGACTAAAAGCTTTCGGCGGTGAGCGCGTGATATCTGATTCTCCTCGCGATACATTTGTATACGTAGCTCCACGTCAAGGTCACGCTCCCGACGCAATCGCTGCTATTGCTCGTGAATACGGCAAGAAGGTTGTATTCTTTATGCCAGCATCTAAGCAAGTATCAGATCACCAAGGATCTGTATTTGCTTATGAGAACGTTGAAGTTCGGTTCTTTAAGACAGCAGCAATGCCTATGTTAAATGGTTATGCAAAGAAGTGGGCTATCCAACGCGGATATGGATACATTCCATTTGGATTTAAAGAGACTCCAATTGTTACCGCTGGACTCATCAACATGTGTCGAACAGTGTCCAACGATCTTGGCAAGGATCCTGCAGAAATCTATTGCGCAGTATCAACTGGTACGATGATTCGCGCACTTCAACTCGGTTGGCCGAATGCCACTCCAAGAGGCGTTGCGGTTGCTCGCAATATTAAAGATGGCGAGAAGGGTGAAGCTATTATAGAGTCCGCAACAATCCCCTTTCTCACAAAGACCCCTGACGCAGATACCATGCCATTTCCCACGACTGGTGCTTATGATGCAAAAGCTTGGTATCTATTTAAGCGTGACGCAAAGCCAGGATCGATATTTATTAATGTTGGATCCGATGCACAGATCAATAGGAACCTAAAATACGTCAATACAGAATCTATAAATTCTCAAAGAGAATGGAACGATCTTGGCGATTGGGAAGTTAATAGAAGTCTTAAAGACGGATATACTAGTCATTTAATCACATAAGGAATCGATATGAAAAAACTATTATTAACAATTGCTCTTGCCGTGACTGCAACTGTATCTATGGCAGATACCCGTGCTCTTGCACAAAAAAATATGTGTTTAGCTTGTCATGCTGTGGACAAGAAACTGGTTGGGCCAGCATATAAAGATGTGGCTGCTAAATACGCAGGACGCAAAGACGCAGTTGAATATTTGACTAAGAAAATTAAATCAGGAGGTAGTGGTGTATGGGGTGTAATTCCTATGCCTGCACAACCTCAATTAACTGATGCCCAGGTTAAAGAATTGGCAGAATGGGTACTTAAAACAAAATGATTGATCCACGAATTAAACTAATTGTTGCCGACGAAGGTGTTAGACAACAGGATACAATCGAACTTATTGCCAGCGAAAACTTCACTAGCGATGCAGTAATGGAACTATGCGGTAGTATTCTTACCAATAAGTACGCCGAAGGTCTTCCTGGAAAACGTTATTACAATGGATGCGAAGAAGTTGATAAGGTTGAAGAACTTGCGATTGAATACGCTACTGAGTTGTTTGGTTGTAAATACGCAAACGTCCAACCTCATTCTGGTGCCAATGCTAACCTAGCAGTGTTCAAAGCATTCTTGAGTCCAGGCGATGTTATCCTTGGTATGGACTTGGCAAGTGGTGGACATTTATCACATGGTGCTGGTGTCAACGTTAGCGGCAGATGGTTTACGTCTTATAGCTATGGTGTTGATAGTAACGGGCGTCTTGATTACCAAGACATTGCTGATAAAGCAAATTTGTATCAACCCAAAATGATTATTGCTGGTGCCAGTGCATACAGTCAAGTCATTGATTGGGAAGCATTCCGTGCAATTGCTGATTCAGTTGGTGCTATTCTACTTGCAGACGTCAGTCACTACTCAGGATTGGTTGCCGGTGGCGAATACCCAAGTCCATTCCCATATGCAGATGTAGTGACTACAACAACACATAAGACATTGCGAGGTCCTCGTGGTGGTATGATTATGTGGGATGAAGAAGACTTTAGCAAGAAGATCAACGGCGCAGTATTTCCTGGAACTCAAGGTGGTCCATTGATGCATATTATTGCTGCCAAAGCACAATGTTTCTATGAAGCACTCCAGCCTGAGTTTAAGCTATATGCTAAACGTATACGTATCAATGCACATGCAATGGCACAAACATTTATGGATGCCGGTGTTGATGTTGTATCAGGTGGAACACAATGCCACATGATGACAATCAACTTGAACAAAGAGAAATATAGTGGTCGTCAGTTTGCTGACTTATTGGAAGCAAACGGTATTACCGCAAATAAGAATGGTGTACCTGGTGATACTCGCGGCTTTGTTGAAACCAGTGGTGTACGTATTGGAGTTGCTGCAGAGACAACTCGTGGACATGACGAAGCATGGTTCAAAGCACTGGCCGAACGAATGATTAAACTTCTGAGGGATTAATACAGTACACCTATAGCTCAGTTGGTTAGAGCAGTGGACTCATAATCCATTGGTCCTAGGTTCAAGTCCTAGTGGGTGTACCAATAATATTAAAGCATGGATGCAAAATACGTAAATATATTTGTTCAATGGGAACATGGATTTGAATACACAACAAAAATGATGTTCCCATCTAATCAACGTATAAATAGTTGGGCAAAACACTTACATGGCATTAGTCAGATTAAAGATTTTGAAATTACAGATGATAAGAATAAACTAATTTTAAATAAAAAAAGTTATGTTGTTCCAACTAAAATATATTAAAGGATGAATATACGATGTTTTGGTTTAAACGCAAAAAAGTAGTAGTAGATTGGTATACTACAGATAAGGCTGTGTACACATTCCACCAGATTAGAAAGTTTGGCAAAGATGATTATCCTGGTTGGTGGAAACGTCTTCCAGCAACTTTGACGCAACCTATATCTGGAACTTCACTTGTTTCAAAAACTTCATCCATCAAAAAGTGCGAAGGCATCAATACGATGTTTGCAAATACTTGGATTTTTCCATTTTGGGCAGATGTCGCAATCGCAACAAATGAAACAGGACTAGAGGTTTCAGATGGTCAGGGCAATACTCATGGTGTTTCGCATCCGGAATTGCAGTATGATATTATCGATAAACCTTATTTTGGATCTAAAAAACATCATAAATTTACATCACCGTGGTTAGCTTCTTCTAAAAGTAAAACATATTTTACAATGCTACCAGCAACGTATCATACAATGAATATTTGGAACAAGATGACTATTCTTCCAGGTACATTGAATTTCTACTATCAGAATGCAACAAATATTAACGTATTCGTTGAGAATGACATTCCGCAATTTAATATTATTGCTGGAACGCCGATGTATTATATAATTCCTCAGACGGAAGACGAAGTCGAAATGCGGTGTCATCTAGTAGACAGCCTAGAATATTCTAGGATAACGACCATGATGAATACATTTGGTGGCACATATAATAGGTCTAAAAAAGCAAAAATTGCAATGGAATCTAAAAGCAAGTGCCCATTTCATTTTTGATATATAATAAGTCTATATTTTAAAGGAGAATACTATGTCAGATGGTGGAAAAGGTTCAGCACCTCGACCATTCAGTGTAAGTAATCAGGAATATGCTGAACGATGGGACGCAATATTTGGTCGCGATGGTAACGAAACTAAAAAGAACGGACAACCGTTGCCTCAAACATTAAAGGATAACGTTGAGGATTATCTGGAATCCCAGAAAAAACAATAAAAGGAACCTTAAGGTTCCTTTTTTTATAAATAAGATGAACCCTATATTTTATTTGCATTAAAGGAAACATAATGTACAAGAAGCTAGCAATTGCTGTTAGCTTTATTATTTCTACATCCATCACGATTGCTCAACCAATCGTCACTGATTCGACTTCAAGCAGCACAGTAAATTCGACATCAAAGGCCGAGACTACCGTCAAGTCTCCGCCACCAAGTGCAATATCACCATCAATAAATGCTAGTAACACTGACCTATGTACGGTCGGTGTATCAGGCGCAGTACAGACTCAGATACTAGGTATCTCGGGTGCCACTACTGTGCGTGATATGAATTGCGAACGATTAAAGTTATCCAAGACCCTTTACGATATGGGTATGAAGGTTGCTGCCATTTCTACATTATGCCAAGACCCAAGAGTCTTTGATGCAATGTTGATGGCAGGAACGCCATGTCCGTACGAAGGTAAGATTGGTCCTGAAGCTAAAGAAGCCTGGAAGCAAGCAGGCAAGACTAGTAGCGTAGAACCAGTTGTTGAGGATAAGAATGAAAATACTGCGTATATTGGCTGGGGTATTGTTACTCTCCTGCTTATCGGTCTCTAAAGCAGATACCAGCCAAAACCTCATAGATCAACAAGCTTGGGAAGGTATCACTTATGGTGCCGATCCAGGCGGCTGTTGTGCGTCTATCTCTGGCAGTGGTCCTCTATTTGATACTACGACCAATACGATTATGTTTTCGTATGGCAATGCATTGGTGTCACAGACTATTGCTATTAATCAAGCATTGAAAGCAACTGGTATTCAAGTTGATGGATACCAATACCACTGGCATTATAAGTTGATGCCAAACAATGGTGGTGGAACTGACACATTGACATTTGAAGTATCTGTAAAAGATTCTGCAGGTCAAGTGGTCGAAACTTACACATACGATTACTCAGGTCCAGCCGATGGGTTGGATGTACATCAAGATGGTGTGCAACTGTTCAATCAATCGTATACGGATCCTCAAAGTATTGCATTGAAAATACGTGGTAAGGATGGTGGATTTTGGGGTGGTTACTATGGGCCTGAAATTACGTATACTGATTTACGATTGATTTACTCTGTAGATCCATGCGCCGGCAACCCATTATTTGATCCAAGTTGTGCTGGTTATGCAGAAGCATTTGCCAAACAATTGTATGACCAAAATTGTGCTGCAAATCCATTGTATGACTCTGGATGTCCTGGATATACAACAGCGTATTTCAATCAGCAATGTAGTTTCAGTCCTTTATACAATCAAGCATGTCCTGGTTATACTGAGGCGTATTACGATCAACAATGTTCGGCAAACCCATTATACGATTCGCAGTGCCCTGGATATGCTCAGGCATATGAAGACCAACAGTGTTCGATTAACCCCCTTTTTTCAACCAACTGCTCGGGATATCAAGAAGCTTACCACGCCCAACAATGTGGTTTAAATGCGCTATACGCTTCTGATTGTCCTGGTTATGCTGAGGCATATTACGATCAACAATGTAAAAGTAATCCACTGTATGATACCGGATGTCCAGGATATGCACCAGCATTCTATAGTCAACAATGTTCCATAACTGCATTGTATGATACAGGATGCCCAGGATATGCTGCTGCATATTATGATCAACAATGTTCGTTGAACCCTCTTTACGATAGCGGTTGTACTGGATATGACACTGCGTACTTTAATCAACAGTGTTCGTTGAACTCATTGTATGATGCCAATTGCCCAGATTATGCTACTGCATACTACAATCAACAATGTACAGCAGATCCGTTGTATGACTCAGGATGCCCAGGATACTCAACAGCGTATTTCAATCAGCAATGTTCGCTGAATCCACTATACGATGCAACATGCCCAGGATATGCTACCGCATACTATAATCAACAATGTACTATAACCGCACTGTATGATACCGGATGTCCAGGATATCAAGAGGCATATGCAACCAAGATGTTATTAGAACGACAACAGGAGGAAACTTCCAATCCTGTAGTAGAAACTGAAACAGCATCTATTGTTTATGTCGATCCAGTTGCATCATTGACCACAATTAGTTCAACGGGTGATGCCGTCGTTGATAGTGTAATATCGGCACCAGTAACAATAATAATGGAGGTAGCAGTTAATGAACCAATACAGGACACCAGTAGTACTGTGGACGAGCCATTGGAAGAAGCTGGGGGAGGAGACAGTGGTGGATCGGAAGGGGAATCAGAAAGTGGTGGAGACTCTAGTTCTAATGGGGACTCCAAATCTGAATCATCCTCTAAATCAAAATCTACTAGAGAAAAAGTAAAAGAAGCTATGACTGAGAAAGCTCAGAACTTAGCTAACGAGATGAGCGGTGCTGCGTCACTTCAAGCGCAACAAGCTATACAGGCACAGTTAACTGCGATTATGAACTATAATCCTGGATTTGCAGCATACGGACAGTTCCGTATTCCTGGTGTAGATTTTTATGCATCAGAGGAAATATACGTCAACGCCATTGTTCCAGAAACCAAAAGGGGTTTACGGAATGGTTTGGCCCAACAAATTCTTCATAATAAAATGGTAGAATCACAATATAACAATAATAAGGAGTGATAACATATGTATGAATATAGAGCAAAGATTAATAGGGTCGTTGATGGGGATACCGTTGACGTCGATATTGAATTGGGTTTCGATATTGTATTAACAGGCCAAAGAGTTAGAATTATGGGTATTGATACTCCTGAGTCTAGAACTAGTGACGCAGTCGAAAAGGTATTCGGTCTTGCCGCCAAGAATCGTTTGAAGGAGTTACTAGGTGAAACCGGCATTCTCAGAACGCAAGTTGAAAAAGACGGTGACGATGCCAAAGGAAAGTTTGGTCGTATTCTCGGTGACTTCGTTGCGCCTGATGGTCGTATGGTTACTGAGATTATGATCGAAGAAGGACATTGCGTTCCGTACTTCGGTGGATCCAAAGAAGAAGTACAAGCACAACACGCAGTCAATAGACAAAGATTGATAGCTGAGGGCATAGTTACTTTACCAAAGTAAAGGAATAATCATGCTTGCTGAACTTGCCGCCGCCAATGCTGCCTTTGATGTCATTAAGCAAACACTAGTTAATGGAAGAGAGATCTACGAAGCTGGTGAAGCTATGGCTCAGTATTTTGGTTTAAAAACTGAGATACAAAAGAAGGCTCATCAACATGGCTATAAGAGTGACATTGCTGCTTTTATGGCTTCAGAGCAGTTAGCTGCACAAGAAGAAGAGTTAAAACAAATGATGATTTACCAGGGTCGACCAGGTATGTGGGATGATTGGTTGAAGTTCCAAGCTGAAATAAAACGTAGCAAGGAACAAGAAGAGAAGGAACAACGAACAGCAAAAGCTAAACGTAGACGAATGATTTTTAACATATTCAATTGGACAGCATTAGGTGTCTTGTTGACAATGTTAGCAATCAGTGCAGTGTATATGACACTGGCAATTTTAAAATATAATTAAGGAGACTTAAATGGCTGAACAAAAAGAACTTACAATAGAAGCCGGAAGCGGATTAGAAGGTGCAGACACCAATGGTGACGGCCATATTAGTAAAGAAGAATTAAATATGCACCTAGAATTCAAGCGCAGAGAACTAGAAGATGCGGATGCTCAAAGAGATGCGATGCGCAAGATGACATGGTTTGCATTGTTTGGTATGTTACTGTACCCAACAACAATCATGTTTACTTCATGGTTGGGTTTGGACAAAGCCGCTGGCATTATTGGTGATATTGCACCAACATATTTTGTTGCCATTTCTGCTTTGGTTGCTGCCTTCTTTGGTGCTAATGCTTACGCTAACAAGAAGTAAGGAAGCAAAATGTCAGACGAAAAAACAGAAATCGAATTTGGTGGAATGAAATTCTCCGGCGGTAAGATGTTTGCGCTCCTAACTGCACTATCTACTTTAGGTGGTGCAGCTTGGGGTGGTTTTGAAATATACAAAGACTATATGGATATGAAAGAGATTATCCAGAATATCGACACAACTGAAATTGAAAATCGCAATAAGATAATCGAGCAGAAGTTGGATGATGCTATTGAGTATACACGTGATATTAAATCTGGTTTAAGAGATGATATCTTGGGTATTGAAAAGCAAGGTGATAGAGTTGAAGATATGGTCCGTGCCTCGGAAGAGAAAGTGCGTGAACAGATCCAGATTGCAGAAGGTCGTTTTGAAAATAAACGTGACCAATTGCAAAATGATTATGATCAAAAGGCAAATGCATTGAGAGATGCAACTGACCAGAAGATTAAAGATGTTGAGGATAGATTGAATAAGAAACTACAACGTGCATTAGATAATCCATTAGCTAATTAAGGAACCGATATGAAATACATCATAGCCATATTTGCAGTAATGACATTAACCGGATGTGCAACTATTAGTGATATCGTCCCAAGTTTCTGGGATGATAATCAATCGAAGGTAGCAATCGATATTAAATATAATATTAGTATAATCGATTGTACATCAGACAATATTAATACTAAGCAAATATTGAGAGATGTCAATTGGTTTATTTCATATTCGGAATCTAAACAAACTAAAGACGTAATTAAAATCATCAATCCGTTAAAAGAAACATTAGTCACTTTCGACAAGAAAGTAGAAACTAATAAGATGACAAATACATATTGCGAATTAAAAAAGAAGATACTAATTACGCAATCTAATAGATTTGCCGAATCAGTATTAGGGAGATATTAAATGGAAGAAATTCAAAACTTAATTAATTCAGATGATGAATGGTTAATTAATAAAGGTTTATTATTAAAGCAGATCGTCGATTCATATGCATCCGGACTTCTCACTGTTGAGGAATACGTAGAGCTTCTGCAGGACATCGAGCACTCTGATGATATGAATGAGGAAGCTACTAGCTTAGAAAATAAAACCTTGGTATTAAATATTGCATCAGCTCTGAGCTCTGTGATGTAAAAAACTAATACTTTAGTACTAATTTTGGGGACTTCGGTCCCCATTTTTGTTTCTGTGGTAGAATACCTATCTGAGTTGATGAAGATCCGATGTGGTGCATTTTTAACTAATACTTTAGTACTAATTGACATAATAGACACACAACCGGGTATACTATTAAAAAAGTGTGTACAGTATTTGCGAAAATGCGTATAATACACCTATGAACACACAAAATACCATCACCTTCGACAAGTCCTCAGGCAAATACGTTTGTAGCATTGAGGGCCAAACTTTCTCAACCAAGAATGCTTACCGTGTAGAGTACATGCATAAGCAGATCACAGGCGTCAAGAAGTCCATCAACGAGCTGATGAACGTCAAGTCTGAGCCTAAGTCTGAAAAGTTTGGCATCAACAAGCGTTTTGACTTCGTGGAAAAGCTTGTAAAAATGGTTGCGACTGGGGTTCAACCTTCCGCAGTCATTACAGGTCAGGGCGGTTTGGGTAAAACCTACACTGTTCTGAAAACCCTCAAGGACTCAGGTCTAAACGACGTTACCTGTTTGGATGAATTCGAGATTGGTATGTCAGTTGCCCGTTCACGTAGTTTTGCGATCGTAAAAGGCTACTCTACTCCTAAAGGTCTGTACCGTACTTTGTTCGAAAATAACGGTTCAGTGATCGTGTTTGATGACTGTGATTCAGTATTAAAGGACCCAGTTGCCCTGAACCTTCTCAAAGGTGCCTTAGACTCATACGATCGTCGTTTTATCAGCTGGAATGCCGATATGCGTGATGATGACTTGCCAAAGTCTTTTGAGTTCACCGGCCGTATCGTGTTTATCTCTAACATGGGACAAGAAAAGATCGATCAGGCTATCCGCTCACGTTCAATGATGATCGATTTGAGCATGACTGATGATCAAAAAGTAGAGCGTATGGAAGCCATTGCGTCATCAGATGAATTTATGCCTGAGTACGATACAAAAGCCAAGAGTGATGCGATTCAGTTTATTAAGAAAATCCAATCTGATGTTAAAGAGTTATCTTTGCGCAGTTTGATCAGTGTTACTAAGATTGCTTCAACCAATGAGAATTGGGAAGAACTTGCCGAATACATGCTGTGTAACTAATAATTTGGTACCATATGTACAAATATGGTAGATTAGTGTATAATGGTCTTGAGGAGCAAGTTATGAGATATATTCTAATATTGAAAAACAATTCCGTGATGGTATTTAAGATTAAGGCCTGCGCAGAGCTCTATTCCACCGTGTATGGTGGTAAAATAACAGAAACTGAAATTGGAGTATGATATGAAATACAAAGATACAACTTTCACCGACGCCTCAGGCGTTAAGGTTACAATGTGCGAATACCGAGCTCCTAAAAAAGCTCAAAAGACATTTGACGTCGATAAGTCTAAATACACAGCATGGACTCAAGGCGTTTCAAATTATACTCGTGGTACAAATGGAGTACTTGGAACTATGGAGAATGTAAAATGAAATGCTGCAATAATGATTGTAATCAGGGACGAGATTGCCCAAATAGAACAGAAATGAATATTTCATATATTGATTGGAATGCAATTGCATATACCATCATTATTATTGCATTAATTGCTATTCCATTTATAACTAAGTAGAGGTAAATATGAGTAATGAAAAAATTCAATTTCTAGCAGATGTAGCTGATTTGATTATCGAATTGACTGTATCACTTGTAGTTATTGTTGCCGGAGTTAAATATATTTTCTGGGGATAAAAATGATGATTACATACTCTACTAACTGGATGGGTCCGGTCAACACGGATTGGTATCGTAGTCGAAACCTTACCATGATAAAGACTGTGGTTCAGGAAGAAGATTCTAAGTTCACCAGCCGTAAGAAAGGTGACGTCTACGAGGTAGAGGAAATAACTCAGCATTGGGCTGGTGGCCGGATCGATATTCGTGGCGAGGGTCTTGGTCCTTATGGTGACGAGATGGGCTTGCCAATTATGCGAGATGACTGTTATATTAGATTCAGTGATTGGTTGCATACCGTTAAGACGGATGATGTATGGACTCTTGCTCAGTTGGTCGAGTTGTACGAAAAAGACAACTCTAAGATAATCTGGGCTAATGATGTATTTGGAGATGTATAATGAACCAACAAATTAAAAACCTTGCTAAACAATGCTGGGATACTCGATTAGATGGTGTACATTTTGACCAAGAAAAGTTCGCCGAGTTGATTGTTCGCGGATGTATTGACTGTGTTCGGGGTGCCGTCCTTGCTGATGATGTTGCCTTAAGAAACAATCTTGGATTCAACGATGGTATAGCCGAAGGCGTAGTTCATATCCAAAAACATTTCGGAGTTGAATGATGGAAGATAAACATGAACCTCTGAATCCAGAGAATGAAAAACTCATGGATGATAAGATGGCAGAATACATGGAAGCTAATGAAGCTTTAGCAAAATCATTTGAAGAAGCTAGGATTGCGGATGAAAAAAACGCTAACGATTTTTGGGATTCTTTATCGTATGATGATAGGTGTAATGCTTTCCATGCTGTTGTTTCTCGTCTTTTCGATGGTGATATAAAGCAGAGAGGTTCATATCGCTACGTACTATATGATGTCTTTAAGTTTGGTCCAGACATGTATACTCGTGGTATGGATTGTGGTTACATGGCATTGCATAATAGTATTTGCACTGACAAAATTTGAGGAAAAATCATATGAGCAATATTGAAGGAATTGGAGAAGTAATCTTAATTAGAGAAAATGAAGACGGTAGTGCAGATTACCAATTTATATTTCCGCCAGAGGTTTTAGATGCATTGACTAGGCTTGGGATCATGACTGCTATTAAAGCAGGTATCGATGAAGCTAAACAACTAAATCCAGAAGAATTCTTAAATGAGACCGACACACAAGCACGACGTGAATGGGTTGGGCTGACTGATGAGGAAAAAGGCTGGTGTGCTGCGCCTACATATGCAGAAACAATTGAACGTGTAGAAGCAAAGCTCAAGGAAAAGAACGAGTCATGACTCCCCAAGAAATTTTTGAATATAAATTAAAGTGGGCGCCTGGTTATATCGTGTCTATTCATTCTGATTTGGATTGGGAAGCCAAAAAGTGGTGTCGTGCACATTTAGGACAATGGCAATGGGTTCATGAATCATATACTGATGTTTACGAGCACACTTATAGATTTGAACATCAGTATCACGCAGATGAATTTGTAAATCAATTTAAGAACTGGATTACGAAATGATAGAATTATTAATATTGCTTTGGATTGGTGGAATCATTCTAGCAATTACAACTGGAGATTGATATGGCAACATGGATTTTAATTTATACGTTTACGATACCCGAGAATCATTATTTTAATAGACCTGTTATCATGGATAATTTTACAACCCAAGCGCAATGCGAGTTAGCATTAGATTATATTAAAATGTCCTATGATCGTGTTAATATTACAGGTACCGGGCATTGCTGGGGAGAGGAAAAATGAAAGTCGAAATCGGACCATATAAGAATTGGTTTGGACCATATCATCTAGCAGAGAAGATTTGTTTTTGGGCAAAGAAATCTGTAGTCGATAAATACGGATATAAGGACTATCCCGAATACGTTTTTAAGCTAGGTGAATGGCTTGCGTGCGGCAAATGGCGTGGTATCGACGAGATTCCAACAAGCAAAAATAATTTATTTGCTGTGGACGAAGAAAAGAAAACTTTGTTATATAAGTTCCTTCTTTGGCGCGAAAAGAAACGTTCTAGGAAAATTAATATCCATATTGATAAATGGGATACTTGGTCAATGGATACTACATTGGCAAAAATAGTATATCCTATGTTATTGCAATTAAAAGCAACTAATCATGGATATTCAAATTGCATTGATTTGGAAGATGTTCCGGAAAATCTTAGATTTATTGATAAAAGAAATGATTATGATTATTATGGTCAACAATCATTATTTGATTATCAAGAAGAGTGTAATCCGGAATATATCAGTATTGAAGAAGAGCGTTGGAATTGGGTTTTAGATGAGATGATATATGCATTTAGTATTTTGAATGACGAAGATAAAGTCTGGGTATCCGATGATAATGATCGTGTAAATAATGGATGTAGACTATTTGGTAAATATTACCGAGCATTATGGGATTAATATAAGGCAACTTCGGTTGCCTTTTTTTGCCTAAAACTTCCAAAATAGTGTACAAAAATACCACACATGTGGTATAATGTATCTCTGGATACAAACAAAGAATATATGTCACCACAAGATCAATATGAAGCTTTTCTAAAGTATTACGATTACAATGTTCCTAATCCAGAACAGTATCCTAAAGTATTTAAGTATTTGGTTACTATATGGAAATTATATGGAATGAAAAAGTAATACTTTAGTACTACAATAATAGACACACAAAACAGTATACTATTATGTACAACAATTCGATATTTTGGTATAATAGTACCATACCAACCAAACAGGACAAAATAATGACTGAATTCGAATCAAAGTGCTATGGTATGTCAGAAGCCGATATCCGCGAAGAGTACATGGAATCGATCACTGCTAAGTGCGGTGGCTTGGAAATGGTCGTTATGAGCATTTTGTCAGATGCTCAAGAGATCTTGGCTTTCCAAAGTCCTGATGGTTGGTTGAAGCCGGTAAGTCCTCGCGACGCTGACACGGCTCGCAAGCAGATGAACATTGCTAAGTTCATCCTCTCTGAAATGATCAAATCTAAGGTGGCTGCATAGTGTACAAGAATTCGATATTTTGGTATAATAGTACTGTACTGACCAAATAGGACAAAATAATGTCAAACGAAACAACCCACACTTTCGATGTCTCTTACGATTGCCCACTTCAAATTTTCCTTCAATTCCTCCACGACAACAATCTAAAATTGGAATCTTTCATCCCAATGGGTCCAGGGGGCGGAAATCCCGAAATTACCGTTTCCGGATCTTTCGATCAAATTCAATCAATACGTTCTTTCAAATTTTGATTGACTTTCACTAAAAAAAGAAACTATATTATGTACGAAGTAACTATTAAAACAAATACCGGTGAATTGAATTTGATTGCACGTTCGCATACTGCAATTAATAATTTAATGGACATGTTTAAAGGTTGTGAGATTGATATTAAAGCAATCTCTGCAGTTGAAGTTAATACTACAATGGAACAGTAATGGTAATACTCATTTATTCATTAGCCATCATTTTTTCTATTATTGGCGCAATTACAAATGATCCATCGCCAATATTGGCTGCATTTATCATGATCGCGCTCGTATCAATAAACGATTGGATATTTAAAAAATGAAAGAGTTTAACGGTAAACTATACAATAATCGTCACGGCGGTCCGTTCGATCGTGGTTCAGCTGACAGTTGGTATAATCGTGGCGTTTATCCTCACTATTATCTTGGTGCTACATATGACTCAGTTCGAATTGAAGAGGTCGATATGAGCGAGAAGGAAGTTGCTGACTATATGGCAGGTTATGAGTATAATGAACTGTATGGCGATAAAAAGGAATACGTATGAAAAAATCAGAAAAGTCATCAACTGGCGGTAAAATTGTTTATATTGAAACCGGCCTAATTCATATTCCGCACTCAGGTGCTTACTCCGGCCGTGCGGCTGAGGAAGGCGTCGAAGTTAAGGCATATGACGCACCAAAGCGTGGTCGTGGCCGTCCTCGTCTAGACTCGTATGCAAAATACGATTTTAGTGCTTTTACTACTGACGTGAAGGTTCCTACATGGAAAGGCCAATCGCGTGTTTACGTAAAGTTGACTGATGATGATCACGCATAATCCAACGACGGATGTCGAAGCCGTAATTAAACATTACGGGAATAAAGACGGCGTAAATATCAAGTATTGTTGTACTACAGAGCTTAATGTAAGCGATCAGGTATTTGATATTTTTTATAGGGAGACGCCACATCCTGAATTCGGTAATAGGTATTTCGGTTTACACGTCACGCCTTCTAAAGCTGTCTACATAACTAATGCTGATATTGTGGAAAGCTTTGATTTTGGGATGATTAAAGATGCAAAAGGAAACTATCATTATAGTAGATCTCATCACGACTTTGTTACTATAGATCGAAGCATGGTTGATGGTGGTAGAAAGTATATTCGATCTGGAGGTAGATTGACTTATTTTAAGTTAATTAATGGAATTTTGGAGAAATCAGAATGAAAAAACTAATCTTTACGACATTATTAATTAGTACAGCCGCTGTCGCACAGGCCCAAGAAATATTGGACCACTATCGCACAGTCACGCGACGAGTTCCTAATACTCAACTAGTTTGTCAGCAAGTAAGCGTCCCAGTTTACGGTCATACGTCAGAGCCTGGTCCGGGAGGCATGATACTAGGTGCAATCGTAGGTAATGCAATTGGTCGTGCTGCGGGAGTGAGTGGAGGTCAGACTGCTGGAACTATTATCGGCGGTATTGCTGGCAATGAAATATCTCGTGGGCAACAACGTGCACGAGTTACTGAATACCGCACTGAAGAACGTTGCACGAATCAAACTACGTACAGCATAGTTAGTGAGGAAGTATACTCCCATTCAACTATCACGTTTACTGATAGAGATGGCCGTCGACGTATTGCACGATTTAACCGTTAATAAGGAAATATTATGTCAGACTTCGAAACACATGAAATTGGAACCGCAACTGAGTTGCGTCTATCACGCGCTTTGGCGAGAGAGATTGAATCGACAATACAACAATATGGTTTAGTGATTCCTGGAAACGTGTTACAATGTTATTATGCATTAATGAATCACTACGCCAAGGCGTTACAAAATGCGTAACTTAGTAATTTGCCGTATAATTAAAATCCTGAAAGAATATCCAGATCTGGATACAGAGGTTTCTATGCAATACGGTAATATTAATTCTTTATCAAATATAGAGCTACTAAATCTCTATGAATCGTTATTATGTGAGGATGATTATGAAAATTAAATCTATTGGTGGTATGATAAGTGTATTTGTTATAGCTGTTGTATTGTATATAATTTTTGCATTGATCATGGGTGCTGTTGTGGCTATGTTGTGGAATGTCTCCATTGCTGTCGCCGTTTCTGGAATCGCAGAACTAACCTGGGCACAAGGAGCTGCAATTCTTATCCTATGCAATCTTCTATTCAATTCTTCAGCAGCAGCATTCAATAAAAAGTAACTGTGGTATAATAGGTCTATGAAAATCTACTTAGATATGGACGGAGTACTGGCTGACTTTGAAAGCCGGTTTGAAAAGATGTTCGGCAAGCGTCCTGAAAACAAAGCCGATAAGCTTGATCACTTCAACAAGAACTGGAAGCAGTTTGTAAATACCGCCCAATTCATGGACCTAGATCTTATGCCAGGTGCATTAGAACTAATTCAAGAATGTAAATCTTTGAATGTTCCGATCGAGATACTATCATCAACAAGTAACATAGATGACCACCGGGCAGTTAGTTGTCAAAAAGCTTTTTGGCTTGGACGCAATAACATTGCTTTCAAAAGTAATTTTGTGCCCGGTGGTGATAAAAAGGCTGAGTTTGCTGCACCATGGAATATATTGATTGACGATTCTACGTATGTGACGGAGTTGTATAGAGCTGCTGGCGGAACTACTATATTACACACCGATTTAAATACAACAGTTAAAAAGTTACACGAACTGCATTTGGAATGGAATTCACATGAACATTTTTTATCTACACCAATCACCGCGCGAATGCGCAGAACAACATAATGACAAACATGTCGTTAAAATGATTTTAGAATATGCTCAACTTCTCTCTACCGCTCATCGTATTCTTGATGGCACTCCTTCTGTGATTCTCAGTAACAAAGGACGACGCAAAACAGTTCATACTTTGCCTGATCATCGTGACGTTTTACTCTATAGTGCTACTCACGCAAATCATCCGTCTGCTATTTGGGCAAGACAGTCAGATAAAAACTACGATTGGCTGTTTTCCTTATTCCAAGAATTGATGTCTGAGTATACTTACCGTTATGGTAAGGTCCACGCATCTTCTCGTTTAGAAATTGCACTATCTAGATTGCCAACCAATATTCCTCAAGCAGAATTTACCGGTCCTACTCCGGCGATGCCTGATGAATATAAGGTATATGGTAATTCTATTGAGTCATATCACAATTACTACGTAGGATCTAAGCATGAAATGTCGCGATGGACTAACAGACCTATGCCAGAGTGGTTCGCTGAAGGTATAAATAAAAAGTACGATCATGATTGCTACATTTTTATGAAAAATAATCGTACAATATCAACCTCAACAATCCATATTTGACTATGCCTACATATAAATTTTATGATACTGTGACCAATGAAGAATTTGAGAAGTTCATGAGTATCTCATCACGAGACAAATACCTGAGCGAAAACCCACATATAGAATCTCGAATCAATGGTTCGCCCATGATCGGAGACCCAATTAGGTTAGGCCGGGGCGACGTCGGAGGATTTAAAGAAGTATTACAGAACATTCATCGAAGGAATCCAGGCAGCAAAATGGATATTTAAACGTAAATTAAGGATTTTCATGGTAACAAAAAGAAAAACTACAGTTGATAGTGGAGCCGATGATGGCACCGCAAAGCCAAAAGTCAATCATAGTTTAAAAATTCGAATTGATGATCTTAAAACTTTTGAGCCATTGACCGATAATCAAAGGTTATTTTATGATGCTTATAAACAAGGAGACTACTTTATTGCGTTACATGGAGTAGCTGGTACAGGTAAAACTTTTATTGCCCTTTATAAGGCATTGGAAGAAGTGTTGGATAAATCAAATCCATTTGATAAAATAATCATTGTACGTTCAGCTGTTCCATCAAGGGAAGTCGGTCATTTGCCAGGTGACCTAAATGAGAAAACTGAAATTTATCGCCAACCATATCAACAGATTTGTACAACACTGTTTGGTCGTCCAGATGCATATCAGCGTCTAGAAGAACAAAAGCATATCGAATTTATTTCCACTTCGTTTATTCGCGGTATGAGTTTCGATGATGCAATCATTATTGTTGATGAGATGCAAAACTTAACGTACGAAGAAATTGATACAGTTATGACTCGAGTTGGTTACCGTTCCAAGATTATTTGGTGTGGAGACTATCGTCAGACTGACTTGAATAAAAAGAAAAATGACATGTCAGGCATTTTAAAGTTCTTTGATATTGCAATGCACATGAGAGCATTCACTAGAATTGAATTTACGCCTGCTGACATTGTGCGTAGTTCCTTGGTTAAGGACTACATTTTAGCTAAACTTAAATACGAAGACCACGTAGAAGGAGTACACGAATGAAACTATCCCCAAATTTTTCCCTAGCGGAAATGACGAAGAGCGACACCGCCCTTCGTTTAGATATGGACAATACACCGGCCGATGAAGAAATCGCCAATATGACTGCGCTTGCAGAAAACGTCTTGCAAAAAGTGCGTGATCACTTTGGTAAAGGTGTTAAGGTCAATTCTGGATTCCGTCACCCCGATGTGAACGGTGCAGTTGGAGGTTCTAAGACTTCTGATCACTGTAAAGGTATGGCTGCTGATATTGAGATCCCAGGCGTTGCTAATGCCGATCTTGCTGAATGGATTGTTGAAAACTGCGACTTCCGTCAAGTGATCCTCGAGTTCTACACACCAGGTATTCCTGATTCTGGTTGGGTACATGTATCATATAATCCGGATGATAATAAGAAGCAAGTGTTGACTGCCATGAAAGAAAATGGCAAAACTGTATATAAGACTGGATTGATTGCTTAATGTTCACTCATATTTCCCATGATATCGCTAAACTTAAACGTGTGGATTCCCCGGCTGGTAGAGTATATCAGACCCCGGAAGGTAAATCCTATCCATCCGTCACAGCCGTTACGGGACTTCATGGGAAACAAGCAATCCTCGAATGGAGGAAACGGGTCGGAGAAGAGGAAGCAAACCGAATCTCTGCCCGTGCTGCCAACAGAGGAACTCGTATACACACGCTCTGCGAAGATTATCTATCAAACAAAACCCCCGAAGTTTCAATGTTTGATTTAGAAGCGTATACTTCAATCCGAAAAGAGCTAGATAATATTGATAACATTCATTGCCTCGAAACTAAGCTATATTCAGACTATCTCCAGGTTGCTGGAACAGTTGATTGTATTGCCGAATATAAAGGTAAAATGTCGGTGATCGACTTTAAGACTTCTAAGCGAGTTAAGTCTCGTGAAGATATTCATAATTATTTCATGCAAACTGCTGCTTATGCAGTAATGTTTGAAGAAAGAACTAAAATACCTGTCTCTAAGTTGATCGTCTTAATGGCAGTAGATGATGAGAAAGATCCAATAGTATTTGTTGAAAATAGAGATGATTGGATTAATGGATTCATCGATCTTAGAGAGGAATATAAATCATGGAAAAATATCTAATAGGATTATTTGCTGCTTTCGCGTTAAGCTTTTCGCATGCAGCCAATGATGATATTAAAATTCTTAAGCAAGAGTCACAGTGCGCAACGTCAGAACTAGCACTGAGACTTTTAGATGAGTTTGAAGAATACGCGACTATCAAGGGTATGACCATTCGTAATGAAGGTGAGTACTCTATGGTGATTTTTGTTAATCCAGAATCTGGTACCTGGACCATGCTCGAAAATCATTCTGACTATTACTGTATTATTGCTAGCGGAGAAAATTTCGGAATAAATATAGATGCTATTAACCCTTCTTTAGACCCGAAGTGGTAATATGCAAATCGTGATATAATGAGAGGATATCTTATCATTATGTTCAATGATTGGATTAGGTATAATTCAATAGATGATGTAAGCACATTCGTTGCTCTTGCGGCGAATGCATTAAATCGTTCTCGAGAAGAAATACTTGAGTGCATAGAAGGAGAAATGGCTGATGAAAAAGCTAATAGTATCGATGGCGCTAATAATGGCAACTCTGACGAAGGCTGAAGCTTTACCAGAATTTCCACAGTACTCAGTATATACTGAAGAAGATATTACCTGGTTGACCAAGAATATATATTTCGAGGCGGCAAATCAAGCTACTGCAGGAAGAATTGCAGTAATGATGGTAACTCTTAATAGGGTCTCTCACGATAGGTTTCCGGATAATATTAAAGACGTCGTCACACAAGGAGGCACTAGGTTAAATCGATGCCAATTCTCTTGGTATTGTGACGGTAAGTCTGATAAGGTTAGAGATTGGGAAGCATTCAACGAGATCAAAGTATTAGTATATACATATATGCAGATAGCTAGCAAAATGACTGATATTACTAGTGGTGCAATATATTACCATGCGACGTATGTAAACCCTAAATGGGCTTCAGAAAAGAAAAAGATAATCAGAATCGGTGACCACATATTTTACAAGTGAGGATTTTATGAAAAAAACTGCGATGTCAGCTGAGGAAAAAACAGTATTTAATATGCTGAATACAGGTTATATACAACCAAAACCTATTGCACAATTCTACGAGTTGTATATTACCGGCGATATTGAAGAGGCTTCCGCGTACATCCCATGGTTCGATATGATTCGTCATGCGGATGAGGGTGATGTTGTTAAGTTGTACATCAATTCGTATGGTGGTGATTTATTCACTGCGATTCAATTCTTGCGAGTACTATCCGAGACTAACGCGACAGTGATTGCTTCAGTAGAAGGTGCTTGTATGAGTGCCGCAACAATGATTTTCTTAGGATGTTCACAATTTGAAGTGACTCCTCATTCAGTCTTTATGTTCCATAATTACTCAGGTGGAACATTTGGTAAGGGTGGTGAGATGATCGATCAGTTGCAACATGAACGTAAATGGTCCGAAGGCCTTATGAATGAGATCTACCGCGATTTCTTGTCACCGGAAGAGATCCAGAACATGTTAAATAACCGTGATTACTGGATGGATGGTATTGAGGTAGCCAAACGGTTAACTCGAAGGAATGACATCCTGAACGGAAAAACGAAAGCTACTGAAGTGAAAGCTAAGGAAAAACGTAAACCTGCCACCAAAACCGCACCTAAACCTCCGGTTACACCAGTAGATAGTACTAAAAAGTAATACTTTAGTACTATATGTACATTAATCGTATATTGTGGTATAATAGTACCATCACAACGATTAATGTACTATGGCAAATATACACTTCCTTAGAAAGATAGCAGTAGACGAGTTATGGGATACCATGTTCTTTGCTACCGGTCAACGTCCGGTCAAAGAAAAAACCCCTAACTTTTATATCCTGAAAGCCGATAACCTTGAGCTGAAGATTCATTCTACTCGCAAGGTTATCGTCAACGGTGACACATGTCGTTCGGTACATGAAGCAAAGTATGTTGTAGCGGAGATCCTTTCATTATGTTAATTTACACGCATCAACGTTCTAAGAAAAAAGCACGTAAACCCACCGCAGCTCAACGCGAGCTAGCAGCTTCTTGGGATGCTATCATGAATACGCATAAGCCCAAAAAACAAGTGGTATCAAAATCCGACTCATGGTCGTATTCTCTAGCGGCACCTCCAGGACGAGCCGCAACTACTAAGCACAAATCCGTCGATACTGGTGGATTTGCAGCTAAAAAAGAATCTCCAAAATACACGGGCAGTAAAATGATTGGTATTGGAACTTTGCATAAGTCCAACGCCGTACCAGTATTTTGTGACGAAGAAGCCAAAGCAATGGCTAACATGCGCCGATAAATCTTATTTGTGATATAATACACTATGAACTACCGTAAAGAACTATCCGAAGCATTCATTGACCGTGATGCAGTTACATTAACCGAACTTAAGAACAAGCTTGTTGAAGATACCATCTTTTTAGATCAGTGGTTCGATGTCTTCATTGACAAGTTCTCAGATCTTATGGATACAGAAAAGCAAACTGCTCCAGTATGGAAAAAGTACTACCAACGATTTGATGAGTATAGTGATCTTAAGATTCAATTAAACACAGTGGAATATTATTTACAAAATGTCTGAAAATCTAGAAACAGAAGCCGAACAACCATTGTTTAAGAGTGCATCACAGTTTTCAATGTATATTGAGAAGTCTGCGATAGCAAACCGAATGAGTCACATGGATGCAGTAATACAATATTGTGCTGACAACTATGTTGACCCAGATGATATTAAACACCTAATCAACAAGTCTCTAAAAGACAAGATTGAAGTTGATATGATTAATGAGAACATGCTACCAAAGCGTGCAACACTAGATATTGAATAATGGACGGATTTAAAGCATACAAATACTTTATGGCGGTGAGGTTACACTTCACTACTGATAAGTATGACGTATTCGAAAGTGGTGGAAGAGTAATGGGCTCTCGATCCACATTCGATAAAAGAAGGGATCGAGGATTGTTTGAGAAGCTTGCAGAAAAGTTTTCATCAGACAAAGACTTGATTCAGTTCTTTGTTGCTAACTTTGCATACGGTAATAATGGAGTCGTTTACTCAAGCGAATCACATGACCTATACGAATCTTGGCAAAACAGAAAGCAGTCTATCACACGTAGTTTTGAGGTCGATCTGATCGCACTATCACGAGTATTGGAGACTGAACGCAAACCATATGAATATTTGTTCGACACGGAAGATTGCTCTCCTCCTTTGTTGAATCTATATTTGAGTAAGGCAATATCATTGGAGACTATGTCTATCATCAATGATCTAGATCCTTATCTTGACAAATGGGAACCGTTAATCATGTTATGGAAAGACGAATTTAGAATCATTCGAAAAGTTCGAAAGTTCGTAAAATATAATGAAAATGTGATACAATCAAAATATCAATCATTTAAAGAGGAGTTTTTGGAGCCAGATCATGGGACGCACATACACTAATCAACGCGAATACGATGACCGCGATGCCCCGCGTAAAATTAAGGCAAAGCCACCAAAGCATTCGCGAAATATTTCAGGCAAAGGCATGCGTGTTATAAATAGTATGTCAGATGATGATTTCGATTTACAAGAATCAAATGAAACTAATGACAAATACGACGAATATACATCGACAACATAACGTTAATACAAAGGAAAATAAAATGGATATCAATACACTTCGCAAAATGCGCAATTCAGACTTCGGTAAAATTGCTACAGCATTTGATAATGACTCTGGACCAGGCGGTGAAAAGAAGTCATATAAAGACGATCGCTTCTGGAAACTGGAAGCCGATAAAGCAGGTAACGCAACAGCCGTTATCCGATTCCTGCCTCGTCACCAGGAAGATGAACTACCTTGGGTTAAAGTTTGGAACCACGGTTTCCAAGGACCTACAGGCAAATGGTACATCGAAAATTCCCTTACAACCATTGGTAAAGATGATCCAGTATCAGAGTTGAATTCACGTCTGTGGAATTCAGGTATTGATTCTGACAAGGATGTTGCACGCAAGCAAAAGCGTCGTTTGCAATATACCGCCAATATCTTGGTTATCTCTGATCCTAAGCATCCAGAGAATGAGGGTCAAGTGTTCTTGTTTAAGTTTGGTAAAAAGATCTTCGATAAGCTCATGGATAAAGCTAAACCAACTTTTGAAGATGAAGATCCAATCAACGTGTTTGATTTGTGGGAAGGCGCTAACTTTAAATTGCGTATGCGCAAGGTTGAAGGTTATCCTAACTACGATCAATCCACATTCTCAGAGCCTTGTCCAGTTGCTGATAACGATGAGGATATTCTAGCTGTTGTTAACAAGCAATATGCTCTGAAAGAATTCTTGGATCCAGCAAACTTCAAGTCTTACGACGAACTATCTAAGAAGTTGCAATCGGTTCTTAATGCCGCTCCTGCTCCAGCAATGACTGCTGAAAGTATGGATGAGGATGAAGCACCATGGACTGAGCCTAAGTCTGCACCTATTAATAAGGTCGTGGCTAGTTCTTCCGCTGATGATGACGATGAGGATGCGATGAGCTTCTTTAAGAAGATTGCTCAAGAAGACTAAAAAAAAGGGGCCGCAAGGCCCCTTTTTTATTACCAAGCAGCTTTAGTAATATACTTACCAAACGACTTGTCTTGATTGCGCGTGGTCTTTGACATACCAACATTCGTGCTACTATTATTGTTTTGTACATTAGTCGGAGCACTAACTACCACTGCTTGTTGCTGCTTTTTACCTGAAGCTTCAGCATTCTGAGCTGACGGGGTTGATATATCTGCACCAGGTACTGATGATCTAGACTTGAGTGCATTATCACGTGACCTATCTGCAATATCAGATTGCATTACTTTACTTGGTGGCTTGATTTCTCCACTTCCCACCTTATCACGATATAACATGTGCGCACGGCTTCTAGCTGCACGTTTGCTAGCTAGTGTAGCACCCTTCTTCTGTTCTTTATAAAGCTTCTGCCATTCTGGAGTCTTTTCTGCTTCACTTGCGATATACCCAGACATACCAAATGTTTTCGGCCTATTCAGGGTAGAAGTACTTTTTGAAGCATCACTTGGAGCCGGCTGGACCGCTTCTCGTGTTTCCATTGCGCTATCGGCCTTAGCTTCTTTTTGCATTGAAACTGACTCGTCGCTTTTCTCTTGAGAGCTTACTGCCTTTTCTGCAGCCTTCTTACCTTTGTACTTAGCCATTGCTTCAGCCCAAGCTTCAGCTTCAGCTTCTCGCGCAATATTCTTGCGTGCTATGGTAGACATTCTACCCTTATATTTCTTTGCCTTCTCGTTGATAAGCTCGTTTTTACGCTTCTGGAATTCTTCGTAAGCTTTAGGATCATTTTTACGCATGTCAATCGACATTTCAGCGTCACTCATTTCTCCAGATGCGTTAGGCTTCCAGCCAACAGTCTTAGTTCTGCCAGATCCGCCAGACTTACTAACAGCACCACCGCTAGCATCAGTTCTAGCAGAGCCAATGGCTTTGCCTAATGCAACGATCTTTTCATTTGGTAATTTGCTGATTGCCTTTAATTGATCTTCGTCAATATCTTTAAACTGACGCAATCCTTCTGCAAGAACTGTAATACCTTCACCAGCAGCCTGAACACCTGGACCAACTCTACCGATCTCGATCAGCTGTTCTACTGGTGATTTCTGACCACCGATTGCAGACAACAATCCGGATACTAAGTTAGTGACGCCTCCCACAGCATTTGCTGCACCAAATGCAACCATTGCAGCTGATAGTGCAGTCAATCCACCTGCCACGCTAAATAGATTAGATCCATCTACATCATTTAATTTTAGTATATTAGTTGCGAACGTTTCAAAAGCGTCGGCCGCTAGGTTTGCTGCGTATCCAAATGGTACTAGCGCAACACCTAATGCTCCAATAGCAAGAGCACCGGTAAACATTAATGGAGCTAGTGATCCCATGATAGCTCCTGCGGCACCTAATGCAGTAATAGATATTGCCGCCTTGCCAAGATCTTCCCATGATAAATCACTGAATGTCTTAAGTGCGGCACCAACTCCATACAAAGCTAAAGCCATTGCACCAAGTCCTAATGCACCTTTCAGCATCGTACCAATATTTCTACCCATCAGCTCGCCGACAGCAACTAATCCTGCTAATGCAATAGTCGCTTTTCCAATCGATCCCCAATCGACTTCGTTAAATCCCTTAAGAGCTTTTGATAATACCCATAAAGCACCGGCAAATGCAGCGATACCTGCTGCCGCCTTTAGCATATTTTTAAAACCACCTTTATCAAAGAAATTATTGAAGCTAGATCCAAAGCCGCCGCCAGATCCACCAGCTCCACCACCCGCTGTGCCCTTTCCACCAGAACCTCCGCCTTTGGAAATTTCTTCTCCATTAGCAGTCGCGCGAGTATTCTCTTCGATCTTTCCTAACAATGTAATTTGTTCATTGCGCCAGTCAGCATGTTCTCTTTCGGCTTCTGCTGCAGACGTCCCCTTTGGACGATCTGTGCCGGGTCCTTTCCAACCTGGTTCAAGACCTCCAGTTTTATTTTCAGTTCCTGTTTTGTCGCCACGATCAATAAGATCCTTCATTCTAGGATCTGCATTGCTCATCGTATTTGCCAACTCCTGGCGTATTGCTAGGAGTCCAGTCTTACCAATATCTTCGTCATTATATCCACGATCCTTTAGCGCTTTAATCTTCTTTTCATTGGCACGCATCTTGCGCGATGTTGCCTGTTGTATTCTAAATTCGCTAGCCGCTTCAGCTTCTGATTTTGAAGGATCGATCATTTTCTGATCTTTGATGTAATCCAATTTAGACTGTCTACGGTTAAGGGCCGTAGAAATAATACCACCTGAATCTCCCTTTACCATGCCGGTTTTATTTGCAAAACCTTTTAGCGTGAAAAAGTCTTTTACATTATCTTTAATTCCGCCAATACGTTCACCAATGGTTTTATATTGATCACGACCAAGTGCCGTGCTAGTAATGTTGGCGGCACTACCACTAGTAAGAGCTTTGCCTAAAAACCCAGACTGCTTCTGTGTTTCATTAAGAAGCTTTCCCATGTTGGTATTGACTTTGTCGAATAAGCCAACTAGTTTTTCCATCTTCGAATTCATGGATATGCTAACCGCAACACCCGCCTGAGTGCTAAGAAGGCTTTCCCGCTGTTTATTCTCCTGAGCAGAGGTTAGAATGGAATTAGTTTTTGCGGCACGTTGGATGCCGGCAGATCTATCCACAGCAGACAAGCTTGTTCTTTGCTTTTCTAATAAGGCTTTCATTGATTTTGTCTTTCTAGTCGTAGTCGTTCTTCCTCCAGATACTGTAATAATAAGCTTACGTAAATCTCACGTTCAAAGGGTATCATAGATTCTAATTCTTCCAAACTATATTTATGATACTGCATCATGGCAAACGTACTTTTATAATAGCTTGCCAGCGTTTCATGATAAAGGTTTATTAAAAAAAACTGTCGAGCCCTTTTATTACTAGTTCATGGTGGTGATTACATACTGGGCAATCAAATTTGATGTCTTGCTCCAGTTTAGGCATGGTTTCAAAGAAACTTTGAATTTTTGCAAACTGATCTTGTGTTAAATTCTCAATGAACTGAACTAGATCCTCTTTTGATTGTTCTTTAGATGCATACACTGTATCTGAATCATAAATGTATTCGATAGAATCTACGATAATGTCAAAAATTAATTCAACATTTCCTGCATTAAAGTCTTCTGTCTTCTTTAGCATCGCTAAACCTGGATAGTTCATCTTAACGCCAACACTATCAGATAGCTTAATTAAGCTGACGTGATCGGGATCAAACTTCACGTTTAACTTGGTTAAGTCAATTGGTATCTGAACCTTGGCTTTGTCATCGTTACATTCGGTGCATGAAAACACCGGTTCAACAACCTCACCAACAGATCTTGCACGTAGTTGGCAAAAGATATATTCAATATCAAATACTGCTAAAGTGTCTACATCGAGCTTTTCAAATGTACATGCCCTAATGACAGACTTAATAGTCTCGAGCATAGTACTTGCTTCTTCGCTCTCTTGAGCAATAAGCAAAGCTTTTTCTTCCTTCACAAGGAAAGGTCTGAATTTAATCTTTTCCTTTGTGGATGGTACAGTCAATTCGTACGTTGGGGTGTTTATAATAGGTAAAGCCACATCAATCTCCTCTTCTCATATTTTCGATCATTTTACTAAGTTCAGTTGTACTTCCAACAAATATAGCATTATTAGTTATATTTCCACCTGCTTGCGCTGTGGTTTGTTCTGTTTTCCCTCTAGATTCTAACTCCTGTCTCTTCGTATGAAGATCCACAAGTTGGTGATTAATATCGGATAGTTGTTTCATTAAACCTCCGACCACTTCGAACGCCCTAGGATGCTCAGAGCTCTGAGCAACTTCCAATGCATGTTCTAATGCAGTTTTTCCCTTGTTAAGAAGGGCATAAAGATTATTACGAGTATTCTCATAATCATCATCTATCTTGGTTTCTTTAACGACCTCTGGAGTCGTTTCAGTATAATCAACGATCTCCGTATTCTTACCTTGTATAGGTTCAACGTCAAAGACGCTACTCAAATTTTTATCAAGTTTACTCATATTTAAAAACCATAGTTATGGGGCAATAGATAACGGATCAGTCCAAAGAGGTTCTAGTCTCTGTGGTGCGGTGTAGAATGAAGATACTATCTGTTCTGGTTTAGCACTAGTACTATATATTGTAGATTGATAATCCACGAAATTGTTAACGAATGCGTCTTTGCCTAAAGCTGGTAGTGTATCAACAACAGTAGCATTTCCCACGGAAGTTGATGCACTATTGGCTGATTCAAACCATTCGTATTGCATAGTAACACTTAACTTCATGATATCCCTGTTTGCATAGTCCAATTGAACTGCACCAATATTTTTTGGAAATGCATTAAACAATGTGGTAGTATAAACAGGAGCATTAGATGTGTCATACACATGGATAGACATCTGAGGACATATGTAATCAGATGGATAGTTAAAATCACGAGTAGTAATTGACTGTACAGATTCAACCCATACGTCAAACATTCTCTTGATTAACAAATCTTTATCCATATAAAATGTCAATGTGACAGGTTCAAATATTCTCTCATAGGCAACTTCTCTGGTTTCTCCATATGAACGAACCGGGTTAGTTCCGAAAGATGTTCCTGGTAATTGCGCAGTATCACACATCAACCTAATCATTCGAAGATTTGATAGGAACGGTTCTTGCCTTGAATTTAGTGTTGGAGGAGCATTTAACTCGACCAAGAATCGATTCGATTTAGACAGACCGCTAGCGCGGATGTTGCTTTTAAATTCTTGTATACTCATCTCTTAATAGACTCCGTCCAAATTTTGTTTTTATTATTTCCCACAAATCTTTCAACTGGCAGCATCATTGCTGTATGCCAATCTGATGGTGCAACTTCAATAAATTGCGATTCTACGTGACCCATCAAATAGTGTTTAACACATGGAGCAGCAAACTTAAACTTAGAGGCTCCTGATATTAAGTTCCACGAGTATTTAATCTTGGTGGTCTCATCAAAATTTTTATTATTGGCAAACTGCATCAATCTAGTCATTAGTTGAACTCTATGCCAATGCGGCAAATAGTGCATATTCAATCCCATGAAACCATCCTTTGATTTCTGGTATGGAAATACTAATGGGAAAGTGTCGTAATGCGCTAGAGTGTCCTTTGTTTTAGGATCATAATAAAACATATACAACTTACCAGGCATAACTCTAGAAGTCAATCTTTGCTCTGAGAAAAGCTTTCTCTCTTGTAATCGTTTAACACCCAATACTCTGGCCTGTTGCTGAAACCAAGTCTTGGAATTGTCAGCGATACTCCTATCGTATTGGTACTTTACGAAATAAGAATTTAAATCTTGTGGATTCTTCATTTAATACCTAGTTCTCTTTCGGTTATAATAATAAATTCCCAGCCCCTACGCTCTGCGTAATCTCTTGCATATTGCCATTTGGCTTGGTTTACCAAATACGTTTGAGCTTCGGCCAGAAACCTTTTTGTACGTTTAGTACTTTCCGGCTTCCGGGTCTGGGCTTCAGGTTTAATCTCAACAAGGAACGTTTTACCTCCCTTGGTCTGTATTCTAAAGTCAACAAAATAACGATGTGGTTTGTTATCTATTGGAGAGATATACGGAACAATAGTTTCTTCTGATGACCATTTAACTATATCTGGATTCTTGTCACACCAAAGCGCAAAGCGCGTTTCCCAACTAGATCGCATAACGATGTTGGTATAATCCCCTGCGTATTTCTCGGGGTATAATGGTTTGTATATCCGCTTGTGGTACATATAAATAGATATAGTCTTACTACTCTTATTTATATACTCCAATGGCATACACTTTCGACCCCTACAACGCAGAAGGATTGGGACTAACCATGGGAAGTGGTTACGGAATGACTTCAGCCGTACCATCTTTCACATATAAAGCCACGACTTTTAGCCCCGAATATTCAGTTCAGGGTTTAACCTATCCGGAAGACTTGGATTCAAGTAAATATGGTGGGAATAAAGTTGTGTTTTATATTAATGTCTCCGTAGATTCCAAAGTCCTGCGTAACGATGCTGGCGCTCTTGCTACAGTTGAGAATGTCCAACGCGATATGCGTGGAACATTAATTGGAGAAAAAATCGGATCAAATACCGCTAGTACGGTTGCCACGGCTGTGGGCGGTGGCGTTGCAGTTGGTGCTGCAGGTAGTGCAATCGGAAGTGCGGTTGGATTAGGAAGTGGTGTTGGAATAGCTGGAGGACTTGCAACTGGAGCTACGGCAGGTTATTTAGCAGCCACCACCAATAATCAAGAAATTACTGCAGCTGAAGCTAAAGCTCCTACATTTGCACGACCACAGAAAAGATTAAAGGCCGCGGTCGCTCTGTATGTTCCTAATAACTTGCAGATTAGATATTCTGTTGGTTGGGGTGAAGAGGACATGATGGGATTAAGTGCCATCGGTAAACTTGGTGAAGAAGCATTTAGGGCTCAGGAACCAGGTAATCGTTCTGGAATTGGTGCAGCTACTGGAATTGCTGGTGAAGTGCTGGCAAACTTGGGTATTAGTAAATCTCCAATGGG